TGGCAATGAGGAAGGCGGTTATCAATATAGAAATATTCCAAGAAACAAGCACAAATACTTCGCAAAGGGTGAGGTAAAGGTGTCAGCAAACTGCAATGCTAGGATTGTTGCTTTTGGTGGGAGTGCTTTTGTTCAAAAAACAGTATCAGCTAATGTATGGACAGCATTTGATGGAGTTTTCGATTTTACGGCAAGTACCTCAACTGCCACCGTTGGCTATTTAGGCTTTTTCTTCAGAAATGTTGAAGCTGGTACGACCACATCCTTGAGAAATGTTTCTTTTATCGACCTCACTCAGATGTTCGGAGCAGGCAACGAACCAACATCCGTAGCTGAATTTGTTAAACTTTATCCGCTCCCATATTATCAATACGAACAGCATAAGCTGTTATCTTTCAATGGAACAGGGATAAAGGCAGTAGGGAAGAATAAAGTCTTCAAAATTATTGAACACGCAAATATTGGAAACGACGGGAAAATAACACCTATCAATGACTACTCTTTAGCTGTAGCCAAGATAACAAAAGGCTATACATATAGAGCGTGGTTTAACGGGATGGCAGGCGGCACAACAACCATCCTAGCTGGGTTATATATGGAAGAGCCTGTTATCGGTTCTGTGGCATATGACGGTCAAAGGCAATTAGGTTTCCCTAGAACATTTACAGCAGAGATTGACGGCTATATTGCGTTTAGGTTTGATTACGGTATTACAGAAGCACAAGTTGAACTTGGCACAGTAACAACCGATTACGAACCTTATAAAGAATCATCCTTGTCGCTTCCTATTGCTCAGCATTTCCCAACAGGTATGAAGAAGGCAGGTAGTGTGTATGATGAGTTAACACCGAGTAAGGCTATCACAAGGGTAGGCACAAGAGCGTATCAGAGTGGCGATGAGAGTGATTCAACATTGACCACGGACGGCACGAACACGAACTATCCTCTTGCAACACCAATTGAAACCGATGTAGACCTTGACTTATCCTATTCAACATACGAAGGTGGCACAGAGCAGTTACTTCCTGCCAATACGGATGTTCCTGTTACATCACCTATCAGCATGAATGTCGAGTTTGACTTCGGTGAGAACTTGAATGCAAGGTTAAACAAGATGTTAAGCTGTATTGCACAAGTCGAAACTTCTCCGTCAACACATAACTATTCTGTAGGGGATTACCTTATGTATGAATATCAGTTATATAAAGTCACTTCCGCAATCACAACAGGGCAAAGTTTAACTGTTGGAACGAATATCGTTGCTACCACTGTCATGTCAGAATTATTGAGCCTAACGGCATAAGGAGGAAAAAATGGTAAAACAGTATTACATTATCGAAATCAAGAGAATCAATGGCGAACTTGAACACAATGTTACATGGGCATTTGATGAGGATGCCGACAAGGCTCGTCTGAAAGGCGAATCTGCGTATTATGCAAAGTTGAGTGAAGCCTGCCTGTCAAACACGGATTCTCATTCCGTCACATTGATTTCGGATGAGGGGTTCCCTGTGATGCATAATTGCTTCAAGCACGAAGTCGAGCCAACACCAGAACCAACAGAAGAGTAGGGGGAGCAATCCCCCTTTTTAAAGGAGAAAATATGCAAAAAGAAATAGTCGCTTTTTTTACTGAGACACCAAGTTTTTTTAGGTATGTTTTGGTTATCATCGGCATTTACTTTGCTCAGACATTTTTCAAGATTTCGTCCGCAAGGAAGCAGGGTGATTTCTCATTTAACGAATTAATTAACGGCATGGTGGACTACTTTATCTATTTCGTTGGCATCGTTATTTTCTTCTTTGCCGGTACATTGATTCCGAATGAGTCTATTATCACTTTTGGCGATAAGTCCTATTCGATCACGGATGCCTTGACGATGCTTGCATATGCTTTGATGGTGGCTCAAGCGGTGAAATGCTTTAAGAACATCAAAGAGAATTTTGAAATAAGTGACCAGGATATTCCGAGACAGAAAGTCAATGTCAACGATTTAAATAACAATGGGATGGTGGGATAATGCGTTACACAATAAACGATTTATCCTATACAGGAAAGTATCGGCAATTCTTTTGGGATGCAAATTACAATCCCAACGCAACGATAGAAAACGGACTTGCTAACTGTACTACGGCTGTCTATGGTTTCTGTCTCGTTGAAGGAAATCCTGTTCCTGTCTCAAGAATTGTGTCAGCAAACCAATGGCATGAATATCTAATCAATGATTGGGTGGAAATTCCATTTGAAATCGATAAGGTCGAAGTAGGGGATATTATTGAGTGGGTCGATGGCTGTCACGTTGCTAAAGTTGGTGATGTGATTGACGGCAAACCATTCATCAATGGATCGTACTACACAGGCGAACACGGTGTGAGTGTCTATAATAGCAAGTATGATGCGAGACCGTTCACATCGATGGAAACCATGTGCGACTTTTTCATAAGGAATTATCCTGACCGCTTTTATCATTATTGGAGTCTTGAAAAAGAATCGGACATGGTCGGCAATGAGCCTACATTCATTTTGAAGCATCCTAAGACTGTTTTACCTGTCGCTGATAATTCATCCGTTGACCAAGTAGAAACAACTGACAACACGCTCAGAATTCGCCTAGAACCGAATCTGAACGCAAAGATAGTAGGACATGTATCAATCGGATATTACAATGTCTTGTCTGTAAAGGAAGCAACCGAAGAAGACAAAGCGAGAGAGCCTGAACTAAAGTGTTGGTATAAGATTGCTGCGGATAGGTGGATTGCCAATGTAACTACGATCTACCACGAAGCTATGGATGATCCGATAGAAGAAATTCAAAGATACTTTGACGGATTAAAAAAGACCATCACTCATCTAAGTGATGAAAACAAAAATATGAAAGAAGATTATATGAAAATCAAAAACATTATTGAGAGGTGGCTGTGATGAGTGATGCGGTCATTGTAGCTTTAATAACGTCATCCTTGACCTTGTTAGGCGTTTGGATGCAGAACTCTAAGACAGTTGCGATCATCGAAACAAAGCTGAACGCACTCACCAAGAGCGTTGAGAAGCACAACAACTTCGCTGAGAAGATCCCTGTTATTGAAGAACAGATCAAAGTGGCGAATCATCGTATCGATGATTTAGAAAGAAAGTTTTAATAGTATAATTAAGTAAAGGAGATGAGCAAGTAGAGATGCTTATTTCTTTGCCGGTTTTAAGCAGAGCCATATCCTCTGCTTTTTTAAATTTATGAACGAAATTTTAAAAATACTTATGTGCCACATGGTTGGCGATTACTTCATGCAGACGGATTACATGGCAAAGGAAAAGGGCAAAGATTGGTATGTCCTGTTTGCTCATTGCGTTTGCTATTGTGTTCCGTTTGCGGTGGTGTATGGATGCGATTTAAAGATATTGCTATTGTTCATATCACATTTTGTGGCAGATACAGCAAAGGCAAGGTATCAAACGATATCGTTATGTGAAGACCAATTATCTCATTTGTGGATTGCTTTTGTGCTTTACTGCTTGTAATCAACAAGTTCATATGGCTTGTTGATTTTCTCCCAGGGGTGACTTCGGTCACCTCTTTTTTTATTAAAAAAGCGGATCACTCCGCTTTCATTCTGTTTCTCCTATACCTCTCCAATCCAACTTCTGCCCACAGTTCTCGCAATAGTTCTGCACCGATGAAACAATGTGCCGACATGACGGACAACCATAGTACCCATGGCTTTTATCCATTGGTAGTGGCTTTAAGCCGTTGATTCCTTCTTTTTTGCCAAGAAGTGCGTCTCTATAAGCGTTCCAACCAATCTCCATTTCCTTGGTAAATGCTGTTCCATCTGATTTAAATACAAGACCATCGTGTTTTTCCTGTGGCATTGCTTTCAATTTTGCATCTTGTACATAATCAAGCCAATCATACGCCTTGGCATTGTCACCACGCAAGGTGTAGTCGACAGTTAAGACATCATACTTTTCTGCCACATCATCGGCAATGTCTATCACTAATATTGCTTTCATTCTTTTTCTCCTTTTTTCTGTATGTGTTCTCTCAGTAGTTTCTTTAGGAATCCGTTAACATTCTTCTGCTGCTCAAGTAGGGCAATGATGTCCTTGTCATGCTCCCTGTTAAGCTGCAAGCGGTAAGCCCGGCACTTCGCTTTCATGTAGTTTATGTCGTATTGGGTTTTCGCCATTTACTTTCCTTTCTAGCACTACTTCCCACAATGGAAATAGGTGCTTTGTCTTTCTCATTATTAAATAGATTCTCTCATCATCACAGTACGTTTCATAGGCTTCTTTTCCTTTATGTGTTAGGTGGGTTTTGCCATCATCGTAATAAAGTACATAGAGCCATTCGTCCATCTCGTGAGTCCACCACATAGGTTCCCAAAGTTCATACTCACGCTCTTCGATAATCTGCTTCGCCAGGGCGATGTCTTCCATCTTCAGTTTCCTTAACAGGCTTTCAAGTTGTTTGGTCATCTTAGTTATGTGATAATAGAATAAAGTAGGGGTCTATCGATCCTACAATCGGCATCGATCATGGGCGAAATGGTCGGTGCTTTTTTTTATTTATTATCATTTTTCTCCTTTCTGCCTACATACTACTACAGTAGTATTTATGATGTCAACAAATAAAAATCATGACTAATTTTATATAAACTTTCCTAAAAATTTATCTGTTCAATCTGTTGAATATGTGGTACTATGAAGAAGTGGAAAAAACACAAAAACGAAAGGAAGTGATGAACTGACACCGAAAGAAATAAGAAGAAAACTGAACATGACCCACCTACAGATGGCACAAATTTTGGGCATCAGCAACACCACATTGCACTACCGAGAAACAGGTAAGCAACCGTGGACATTGCCTGAGATGGCAGTTTTATGCGAAATAGGTGGAGAACCTCTGACAGTATTCTGCGATGGCAACGAGTACCTTGTGAACATTCAAAAAATTGCATAACATACAAATTATTCACTAGGCTGAATAATTATGCGAAATTCACAAGTTACATAAAAAAGTTGCCGTCCAGAAAGGACGGCTTTTTTAAACTTACAACTTAATTATATCGCACTCACCTTGACAGGTGTCCATCACCAAAATACTTCCTTACAAAATCCTCCATATTGGTCTCCTAACTAATGATTGATTGCTAATTCTTTTTCATAAGGTGGTGGATGCCTGTGAGGGTGGGTGCTATGAAAGGGAAAAACAATGACAGAAAGATTTGCTAGAAACGTGATGATCACACTCTTGCTGATGCTCATCGCACTTACCATTTCCACATTCATTTGGGGGTATTGGCTTTGAACGAACTGACAACGAGCAAGGTCTTCGACCTTGTTGGAGTGACGGAAGACGAACTTGAAGAGAAATACAACCAATTTCTTGAAGCAAAGGAATGGATGAGACAGTTCAAAGATAAATACCTTGAAGCCGTTCTGAACAATGGCATGATGCCTGGCGATTATCCTGTGACTTTGAAAACGAAGTACATCGACTTCCAGGTTATCTATCCGAAGCAGATACCTACAACAGTTATCGACAACGATAGGATGAAGAACACAATGATCGAAGTCGAAGAAGTGGATGCGGAAACAGGCGAAGTCACAACGAAGAAAGTCAATGCTTATGACTACTTCAAGACAAAACCGAAAGCACCAACAAAGCCTTATGTTAGGGAGTGCGAGAAATGAAAAAGGAACTGTTTGAACAGATCTACAAGATAAACGTAAGCGACAAGACGGAACAGAAGAACGGACTGACTTATTTATCCTGGGCATGGGCTTGGGCTGAGTTCGTAAAGGTCTGCCCTGATGCAAGATACGAGATAAAGATGTTTGACGGCAAGCCTTATATCTATGACGAGAAGCTAGGCTATATGGTCTTTACATCCGTGACAGTAGGAGATGACACAAAGGAGATGTGGCTTCCTGTGATGGATGGAGCAAACAAGGCAATGTTGGATCATCCATACAAATACACGATCGGAAAGTACGAAAGAGTATGCCAGGCAGCTACGATGTTCGACATCAACAAAACCATCATGAGGTGCTTAACGAAAAACCTCGCAATGTTCGGCTTGGGTCTCTATATCTATGCCGGTGAAGATCTCCCTGAGGAAGAAAAAACCGACAAAACGAGTGCTAACGTGGAAGAAAAAACGGACAGATGGGAAGGTGTTAAAGAGGACTTGAACCTCAAAGACTTAGCCGATGAGTTCCGTTCTCTCTATCCGAAAGAAGAGCAAGACCGCATCCTTAATGGATTGGGTTACAAACGTGCCGAAGAAATAGGTGCGATCAATCTGCAAAAGTATAACAACTACATGAAGTATGGCAAAAAGTAAACTTACCAAAATGAAGGAAATCTCCTACGAAACAAAAGTACAAGTGCTAGAGGAGCAAGGCAACCGCTCAATCACAGGGGTCTACCTTGCTCCCTGGAACACCGACTTTCACCACATAGTCTATCGTTCAGATAGCGGTGTGGGGTTAGCGTTTAACATCGTAGCTTTGACAAAGGAAGAACATCGGTGTGTGCATGACCACCAACCTATTCCTGTTAACGGAAGGGTTCGGTATTCGTGGGATGAATTCAACATTCTAATGAAGAACAAAAAGAAATTACGCTATCCGCATTGGTCTGAGGAAGCCTGTCGATTCCATAAGGGGTGGGATGTCCAGGACTATTGGGATGCTATCGAAGGGAGAAAGAAATGAACTTTACCGATGTCAGATGGAACGCCACCATCAGCAATAAATTAAGAACACTCATCAAAGAATCAAGGAAAACACACAGAGAGATCGCCAAGGACTTGAACATGAGCGAATCTGCTATATCGGATATGCTGTGCGGAAAAAGACTTACGCTCTGCAACGTAGTCGATATGGCTTGCTACTTCAATGTCTCAATTGATTGGCTAGTGGGGGTTCGCAATGAAGACAACAACTGAAGTACTAATGGAAGCCTTGCTTGATGGCAGACACCTCACCAAGTTCGACTTCCTCGATATGACCAACTCCGTCTGTTTGGCTCAAAGAGTCCTTGAGTTGAGACAGGAAGGTTGGGATATCAAAGATAAGCCTGTCAAGGGCAAAGGAAATCTTAGAGAGTATTGGCTTGAACAGAAAGAGATAAACCGCATCCGAATAAGGGAACACAGAATCATCGAAAATACCATCCATATAAAGAAAAAGGGTGAGGATGAACAATCACTCACCGAAAACAAAAACCTCGCTGAAAAGGCTTCTGAGAGCCTTAAAAACGAAGATAACGCATATTTTGAGCAGATGGGATTCGGTCTGCTAGGTGGACATAACTATAGGGGGTGATGTAGACGGCTGAAAAGAGAATGTTTGCTAAATCGATAGTACTGTCTGATGCGTTCCTGGATATGCCTATGTCCGCACGATGTCTGTATTTCACGTTTGGAATGCTGGCAGACGATGACGGATTCGTAGGTAACCCAAAAAGTATCATGCGACAATGCGGTGCTACCGATGACGATATGAAGATTTTAATTGCAAAACGATATGTGCTTGTCTTTGAAAGCGGAGTGATAGTCATCAAACATTGGAGAGTGAATAACTATCTTCGCTCCGACAGGCACATAGATACCACATATAAAGAAGAGATGGCATTGCTTACGGTAAAGGAAAATGGGTCATACACAGAGAAGAATAAGAGTCTTGGTGTACCACCTTCCAACCAAAGCGACACCCAGATAAGTATAGAGAAGAATAGTATAGATAAGAATAGTATAGAACTTATTGCACCGCCATCTGCCGATAGCGATGCAGAAGTATTCGATAAGTTGCCTTGCTTATCTAATCAAACTTACATAATCCATATGGATGAAGTCGAAACCTATAAGAAGAGATTTCCGGCAGTAGATGTCGAACAAGAGTTAAGAAATGCGATCTCATGGGTAGAAGCCAATCCGAGAAACAGAAAGACCTTGAGCGGAGCAAAGCGATTCTTAACCAATTGGCTAATTAAATCGCAGAACCGCACACGAGCCTACTCAACACAAGCTAAGAAGGGAGACGAAATCTTCTATGACACTAAATGAACTTCAAGAATGTATGAATGTCTACATCACGATGTGGAAGACACAAATACAAGGCGAATCCCACAGAGACAGTGTGATGAAACTATGGCAAGACAGAGGATTCCTCAAGTATGACAAGGATCTTCTTATCAAAGCCTTTTACGAATATGAAGACACATCCGATAAGCCATATGTCGCACCAAGACCTAAACAGATCATGGATGCCTACAAGACAGTTAAAGCCAGGTTTGAGAACAAAGGTCGAAGACGGATCGTCACGGAAGATGAGGAAATGTATAACCTCTATCTTAACGAAATGAAGAAACCTATCGAGAAGCGTGACGAATGGCTCATCAGAAGATGTCTTCCATCGTGCGAGATTATGACGAATCCTGAAGCATTCAAAAAGAAATACGGAAAGTATAGAGAGGAGTACGAAAGATATTAATGTACATCAGCAAAGGTAAATATGGGTGGTACACCACCGCCAAGAACTACAAGGACGAGAACGATAAAGCATATGTGAATCTGTTCTTTCCTAAAGATACAGAACCTCTGGAAGGAACGGAGTCCATCACTCCTGTTGAATGGAGATTGACTTGCTACAAAGGAAAAGTAGGAATGACCATCTTCAAATACAACGTGAACAACAAGGATGAGACAGGGAAGTTCGGCAATCCTAATACTGTGATCGAGAGCAACGATCTTCCGTTTTTCTGAGAGGTGAGCCATGAGATACACATATAACATTGCCTACACCATCGACATCGAAGCCGATTCTGCTGATGAAGCCTGGATGAAGATGAGAAAGTTATTTCCGGCAGATGCCGAGAACAAAGACTATGACTTCATCGGTAGCAACGAACACGATCCGTTCGATGAAGCAGACAGGAGATACGATGAAACTCATTGATGCCGATGTTTTCAAAGAGTTCATAGAAAAAGTATATCGCCCGCTATGCGATGACTACCATATGAAGGACTATGTTCTGAATCAGCTTTTGCATGATATCGAGAACGAACCGACAGTCGAAGCCATCCCTGTCGCGTGGCTCACAAGAAAGTACTGTGCAGCAGGGGTCTTCGCTTCACCTAGCTACCATAAACGAGCGGACATCGTAAGACAGATAATCAGAGACTACAAGCGAGAACAGGAACAGATCGGAGAAACAGAATGCTGACAACTAATCAACGTGACCTACTCGCAATAGCTATAACAGACAGATACATCCTTCCTGGAGAGTCTGTAGACAAGTGGGTCGATATATTCCTTGAAGTGAGAGAAATGGTCGAAATGTGTGCCATCGAAAGGGAGAACAATGTTCAAGAAGAAACAGAAACCGAGAAGTCTGTGGGAGAGTGAGGATGCCGTTGCTCTTCACTACTTACAACAGAAACACGATATCAATGAATACCAAAAGAATCTAAAGATGGTCGATGGGGGAGAGTACCAAGCCACTAGACAAGACATAGACAGATACATCCGGCAATTGGAAAGCAAGTACGCTTTCGATGAAATGATGGGGAATCCATTAGAGCAGATAGAAGGGATTTTTAAAGATGTTGGTATTGTCTAAAGAACAGAAAGAGAAACTCATGCAGGAGATATATACAGACAAGTCCTTTGTGAGGATTGCCAGGAATGTGGGTGTAGGTGTTGCAACAGTAAAAAGATATGCCAAGCGATTAGGAATCCGTCACACGTTTGGTGGGAGATTAAAAAATGATTGAGCCTTGCGTACCGTTCTCGTTTATAGATCAATTGATAAACACGATGGAAAATGAGTTGGAATATCAGCTATTCGAGGATGACGATAGGGACGAGACATTAAAGTTATCACATCAGATAGACATGCTGAAAAATCTAAAGAAGAGGTGGATCGAGTATGACGAGAGATACAAGAGATGAAATCCTCAAAAATGCTATCGATTACTATGGTGAGTTCAATCAGCATTCAGTAGCACAAGAGGAATGTGGGGAGTTAATACAAGCCATCTCTAAATGGTTAAGAGCCGTGAAACCGACTGACCAGCTGAACGCAAGAAACTTGATAAGAGACGAGATGGCAGATGTATTAGTCATGTTGGAACAGTTAAAACTGATGCACTCCATAACAGACAAGGAGTTGCAGAAAGAAATCGATTACAAGCTAGTGAGGTTAAGGGGGCGAATGGATGAAGGTATTTAAGGTAGCGTTTGAATTTCTGATGGGATGTTTAGCCGTGATTATGGTTCTAATGGCTATAGTAATGATTGCCTATATCATGAAAGTTACTATCGAAGAGATATTCACAAAGGAAAAATTGAAACGAGTCAAGGAGATATTAAATGCGTGGTGGGGCATACATTAATGTCTATCAATTGCTAGACAAAGAAGGCAACGAGGTAATGAGGGGAACGGCAACGGAACTCGCAGAAAAACTGAAATGCTCAGTTGTGACAGTAACCAATGCCGGCAGACCTTCTAATAATGATCCTCATAGTGATTTTTGGCTCAGAAGAAAATACAAAGTAATCAAGGTAGGTGAGAAGCCGAGGAAGGGAGCATATGGCAACAGAATCAAAGCTAAACCTAAAACCGAAGAGAAAGATCCGACAGGACTTGAGTATCTCAAATTGATGCTGGTTCATAGGAAGTATGACCAAACAATTACTATGTTCGATCCGTTCCCTTATCTGCCGGACTTATACGATATGGGTGTTAACTGCACAGCCAAAGAGGTAAACGATTGCGATGTCATGATGAGACTTAAACCCGTTGGGAGAAGGAAGAAAAGCAAGACACATTACTATGTTGAGGTGAAACAGAGATGGACTACAAAACCTTCACAACCGATTTAAGTAACTACAACGAGAATATCCTTCGCTACCAAAAGGCTAAAGACGAATTAGAGGTCATTCTTTACGATCTGTGCGGTGTTAGAGGAGTAAGCTATGACTCAATCATGGTACACGGAAATCCCTCTGTAAAGGCTCTAAATTGGCTCAAACAAGAGGACAAATACAACGAAAAGGAAGCTGAACTTAAAAGGTACGAGACGGCTTTGGTTAACGTAGAAAGAGCCAAGAAGAAAATACCAAAGGAACTGTGGTTCATGCTGACGGATAAGTTTGTAAGAGGTATGACATATACGCAAGTAGGTTTGAAGTATGGGTACTCAGGCAGAGGAATGTGGGCATATCTCAGGAGGGAGACGGAACGCTATATATGAAGTTAACAATATTTGATGCAATAAAAATCGAAGGCACAAAAGAAGAACTTTTAGATGTCAGCATTGACATTGTGAATAGGTTTTTGAAAGAAGCCCTTCAGCGTGCCGATGAGCAAGAAGAAAGAATAATAAAACTGAACAAAGATACATTGGAGTTTTTCAAATGACCGACACCATTCAAAACATACTGATACTTCTATTGTTCATCTTAATTATGTTCAAGCCTAAGGTGAATGTTCAGATGAGGAAACTATCTAAAGAGGAGTTCCTCGACATTGTTAAAAACATGAAGGATGAAGACAAACAAGATTAGATACAAGTCGATGAAGAGGTCTTCCCCAATGGTTCAGTACAAAAGATTCCTGTTGGGGAAACGGTATCAAAACGGAAAAGGCACTATGCCAAGAGGTCTTCTTAAAAAATTAATGGTAGCGTGGGATGAATATGGGGAAATATGGTCGCACGTTCAAAAAGTAACAATAGAAAGGGAAATGAATGAAAGCAGCAATATTAGTTGATATGCCTGATGGTGTTTCACTCGATGAGTGGTATGCCGTTAAGGTGATCGTAGACAGATTAAAAATGACGGAAGAGGAAATGATGCAAGGTGTTTCGTTTGATGAGAGCAAGACCTTCAAGTTTGTGCCGTTAAGACCATTGCCACATTCCAAGCAGATGGAAAACAGATGGTTCTCCGATGACTATTCAAAAGGGTGGAACGATTGCCTTGATGCAATCACAGGGAAAATGTATGAAAATGATTTTAATCACAGATAAACCAAAAGATTGCACGTTCTGTCCGTGTCATACTTATATGGCTAACTACACCGATCTGAATGGCGAAAAGCAGACAAGTATGTGCAAAGAATTGGGCAAGATATTCAAAGCCGGTAAGAGCAGACCTTCGTGGTGTCCACTTAAACCTATGCCGAAAGGTTTAGAGTTATGAACATATATGAAGGAATCGAGAAAGAGTTCGACTATTTAACCAAGACATACGATGCTGAAATAAGAGCGGTCAAGTCGAATCCGAACACACCTGCATCCATCGATATCTACTATAAAGAAGTCTACGCATACGTTCAGAAAAGTGGTGATCAATACTTCCTGGACATATGGTTGAAACATAAGCCTGTGTTCCATAACGAAACCATTATAGAAAAGCATCCGTGGTCTAAATTCTTGGCAGAGTTAGAAAAATGGATTCCGATTAAACCACAGACAACTTTGTTCTGATGTATTATTTATTTGAAAGGGGAAGAGTTATGTTTTGGTTCGTTGTTATATTGCTGTTAGTCGCATGGTTCATGATCGATCGGAACAATAAAAATAGATCAAGGGATGCCAAGATCATCGCAGAAAAGAGGAAGATCGAAGAAAAGAAAGGTGCAGATCTGCGAAAGAACCTTGATGAATACGAACGGCTTGAAGCTGAATTGGAAGAAGAAAGTAAAGAATAGGCTCGTCCGTTGAAAATTCTTAGTACAATGATATTGTAAAGTGTAAGAGGTAACACGTTACCTAAATTTATCTTATAAAATGATAGTGTAAAAAAGTGCGAGATTTACCCAGTCTCGCTTTTTTTATCTATTCAGAAAAGCAGATGAACAAGCGGAGTCCCTTCCCTTTCTCCGCTTTTTGTTTGTCTGCTAGAAAGGGAAGCATGGTAGAGACAAAGGCATTTACATTCAATGAAAAGGAATATGTATTGAGGTGTTCCTTACTGACGGTTGAAACATACGAGCGTATGACAGGCAAGAAGTTCACAAGAGCAATCACGCTGTTCCAAAGATTGGGCAATGGTCTTGCCGATCTGAACGAAGAGGAAGCAACCGAACGGCTCATGAACGATCTTGTTGAGATCGAAACGTGTGCGATCAATATGGCTTATTGCATGATCCTGGAAGCAAAGCACAAAGGTTACAACCAAGACTTCAACATGACAGCCGATGAGTTCAAGACAGAGGTCGGTGCGTTAGGTTCGAACGAACTTAAAGGAGTGTTGGCATTAGCCATGTCCATCTTTCCAAGGTCATTACATAAGTGAACCGAAGGAAGGAAACAAGAAAGAAGATCTCGATATCTATTCTCTTATAGCATCAGCAATGCGGATGGGATTCAGATACAGTGAGTTGCATGATATGGATTTCGTTGGGATCATCAACGTGTTGGAAGCAATGCTGCCGAAACCAAAACCGAAGTACAGAGAAGCTACACAGAAAGATATTGATTGGTTGATTGGATGACAAGACAAGAGTTCTACAACACAAAAGGATGGAAGCGTAACAGAGTAGCTTATGCCATATCCAGGCATTGCATATGCGAGAGGTGTGGCAGACCTGTCTATGTTAGTGGAATCAATGAAGCATTGCCGAAGAGCAAAAGATTAAGATATATAGTTCACCACAAGATTCATTTGGATGAGAATAACTTTGCTGATCCAAGTGTCGCTTATGATTGGAACAATCTTGAATTACTTTGTATCGACTGCCACAACATGGAACACTATGAGCAGGCAACAAAGAGCGATGTGATGTTCGATGAAGAAGGAAATCTGATTCAGAGAACATTTATTGCCAGAGATGGTGGCAATTCGAAAATACCCCCGGCTAGTTCGGAAACGCAAGCATCGAATGGATAACGGGCTCAGGAGTTTCGAAAAGTACGCACCATTTTTCGAGGTTACACGAAACATCACCGAAAAATCCCTAGTTTTCAGCGTTTTTTATATATTTTGCTTTATTTTCAGAAGCAATCCGAAGCAAAGGAGTTACAAATGAGAAAAATGGACACAAAAACCGCTTCGGAAATCGGCAAGATGGGCGGTCTTGCTAATGCCGAACGGATTAAACAGCAAGAAACAGAGTATGACGGCATGGATTTCGAACAGATCGTCAATAAATACACAACCGGCAAGGATCTGATGGACCTGTACCGTGGTTTGATGGCTTCAGGCAAAAAAGGAAGCGTAAAAGCTACGGAAACGATCCTAAAGTACCTGGACAAGAAGAAGGAAGATGACAAGAACGAATTTTCCTTGTAGCATCGAGTCTTATTATCAATTCCTTCTAGATCATCCGAAAAGAGCAAACAAAAAGATCCTTGCGGTTTATAAACACTTAACCGAAGACATAAAACATCCTAGAACGATCGAGTACGTTAACAAACAGGACGGAGAGATCGAGACGAAGACTTATGTCTTTGATATAAACAAGGCACAAAGACCGATCAGATTCATCGAGTCGATGTGCAAACACTCAAAAGGAAAATGGGCAGGGAAGCCTGTCCTTTTAGAGTTGTGGCAGAAAGCACACATTGAAGCTGCATATGGTTTTGTCGATGCAGAGACAGGACTTCGCAAATACAAGAAAGTAGTCATCTTTGTTGCGAAGAAAAATGGCAAATCGACCGAATTAAGCGGAATCGGTCTGTACGGTCTCACCAATGACGGAGAAGGTGGTGCGGAGATCTATTCGATCGCCAAAGTAAAAGACCAGGCTAAATTGGTTTGGCAAGAAGCAAAACACATGGTGAACAAGTCACCTGAACTAGCAAAGGGATTGAGACCGACTATCTCAGGCATCTATTATGATAAGAAGGATGCCAAGTTTGAGCCTGTCGCAAGTGAAACCAATTCCCTCGATGGTAAGAATCCACACTATGTTTTGGCAGATGAAGTGTGGGCATGGGAAGACATGGGTCTTCTTTCAATCATGGAAGACGGTATGTCGGCTAGAGAGCAGCCTATCTTCTTTGAGACCTCGACAATGGGAACTGTCCGAGGGAAAGTCTTCGATGAAGAGTATGAATACTGTGAAAAAGTAATCAAAGGCTATTTGGGCGAAGAAGGTGGGATCGTGGATGAAACGATCCTTCCGATCATTTACGAATTGGACACAGTAGACGAATGGCTTGATGAAGAATGCTGGTACAAAGCCAATCCAAACTTAGGCATCTCTAAAAGTTTCGACTACATGAGGAACAAAGTCCAAAAAGCCAAAAACAATCCTTCAGCCTTAACAAATCTTTTGTGTAAGGACTTCAACGTAAGACAGACATCGTTCTCTTCGTGGCTGACCTATGAGGAACTGAACAACGAATCGACTTATACGGATGAAGAGTTCAGGGATTGCTATTGTCTTGCCGGATGTGACTTGTCTTCTACGAACGATTTAACGTGTGCAACCTTGTTAGGCATGAAGAATGGGAATATGTACGTTAAACAGATGTATTGGATTCCTGAACGCCATCTGAATGCCAAGGTCATAGAAGACAAGATCCCTTATGACAAATGGAAAGCAAACGGAATCATACGGACATCGGAAGGATCTAAAGTCAACTACACCGATGTTACAGATTGGTTCATAGAGCAAGTCGAAAAATACGGTCTAAGACCTTTGTGGGTCGGCTATGACTCATGGAACGCACAGTATTGGTGCGAAGAAATGCGTGGATATGGGTTTGATATGGTCGAAGTCCGGCAGGGTGCAAAGACCATGAGCGAACCGATGAAGGAACTGAAAGCACTCTTGTCTGATAAGAAAATCAACTATAACAATAACCCTGTTCTTAAATGGTGCTTGTCGAACATGAGCGTTAAGACGGACGAAAATGAAAACATCCGTCCGATTAAAGAACATCAGAGACAGCGAATAGATGGTGCGGTCTCTCTGATTGATGCGATGGTGGTCTATTACAACAACAAACAGGATTTTATAAACCTGTCGAGTAGGGGGTAACGATGGCAAAAAGAAGCCTTTTTTCAAAAATCTTCGGTGCGAAACCTCAAAAGGTATTCGGTACTGATTTGGAATTACTGAACGGATATCATGCACAGTTTACTAGATACGATCGTGACCTCTACAAGACCGCACAGGTCAGAGTGTGTATCGATGCCATCGCCAGGAACGGAGCGAAGCTGAATCCGAAGCATTTAAGAGCAAACGATCGGCAATATGTTCAATTGAACCGAAACGTAGCTAGACTGTTAAGTCAGCAGCCGAATGAAATCGATAATGCGTATAGTTTCTACTATCGGATCATTTCAACTCTGTATCTGAACAATAATGCTTTCATTTATATTGCAAGAGATGTCGATGGTGTTCCTGTCGGCTTATATCCGATCAATCCAAAGAGATACAAATTATTGGAATACAAGGATAATATCTACATCGAATTTTCCTTTGACCGCAAAAAGTATGTTGCTTCTTTAAAGGACGATATCATCCATTTAAAGAGATTCTATTGCGAAGATGATGTTTTCGGTGCATCTAACGAGCCGATCATCAAAACAATGTCCATCAAGCACATCATGAGGGAAGGATTGGTCAATGCCATCAAGACAACCTCATCAATCAGAGGTATCTTGAAGACCACGAAAGCGATGCTGAAGCCTGATGATATCAAAGCCACAAGGGATCAGTTCGTTAAGGACTTTGTTGATTCTGACGATAAGAGCGGTATCGGTGGACTGGACGCGACAACGGATTTTCAAACAGTCAACTTAACTCCTGTTACAGCTACAAGCGATCAGATAAAGGAAATCGATACAGAGATCCTTAATTATTTCGGTATCTCGCAAGCCATTATTCAGTCCGACTATGACGAAGATAAGTGGAACGCGTTCTATAACTCCGTTTTAGAGCCTTTGGCTGTGCAGATGGGTTTGGAATTCACTAACAAACTGTTTACCTTAACCGAAAGATTCCACGGAAACAAGATCGTATTTGAAGCCAACAGGTTAGAGTACGCATCGAACAAGACAAAGATCGATTTGGCTAGATACATGAACAATTACCTTACGATCAACGAAGTAAGGAAGATCTTCAATTTAGATCCTTTGGAAGATGGCGATGTCCGTCTCCAGGATCTGAACCACATATCAAGTGATATCGCAGATGAGTATCAAGGGGGTAGCGAATGAGCGAAAAAAGATTCTATAAGACTTTCAATCCTGAGATAAGGAAAGTCGAAACAGACGATGACAAGATGCACATCGAGGGCAAGGCGGTCGCTTTTGATTCACCTGAAACCTATTACGGAGAAACAGAAGTGATCGATCGGCACGCTTTGGATAGTGCAGACATGACCGATGTGGTTCTCAGATACAACCACAACGATACTCAATACACTCTGGCAAGAACGAGAAATCATTCTCTGAATTTGGAGATTAGAGATGACGGCTTATATTTCGATGCCGATCTGATCCCAACCACAACCAACAAAGATGCTTTTCTCATGGTCAAGGAAGGTCTGCTGGACAAGTGTTCGTTCGCTTTCACGATCGATGAGGACAAATACGATAATAAGCAGCATTTGAGAACGATCACCAAGATCGGTCGCTTGTATGATGTCGCACTTGTCGACTTTCCGTTCTACAATGATACGATGGTCGAAGCACGTTCGCTCGATACAAGAGACGATTTTATCAAGTGTGTGAAGGAAGAACAGAGAAAAGCACTCTTGTATGAAATGGAGAAAAAAGAGTTGTTGGAACGCTTAAAATAGCGTTTAAACATAATCTGTGATGAAGAGATTCCTGGTGAGGAATCTTTTTATTTGGTGGTGACTGAATTAAGCAGATGGAAAGGTAAAAGTATGGAAAGACTTAACGAAATCGCTTTGAGAAAAGCGGAAATCAAGACCCTTCTTGAATCCGAAGAAGAAGTGGATGTCGAAGCCATCCGCTCCGAATTGGATTCGTTAGAAGCTGAAGAAAGAAAGATCAATGAGGAGATCGAACTTGCACAGAGAAAGGCAGACGAAGAAGCCGAACAACGCAAGAAAGATGCCGAACTGATCAAAGAAAACAAAGTTGAAGTAAAGGAAATTGAATTAAAGGAGTCCAAAATGGAAGTAAGAAACACAAAAGAGTACATCGATGCCTATGCTGAATATGTCAAGACCGGCAGAGATACAGAATGCAGAGCATTACTTACCGAGAACGCAACGAATGGAACTGTTCCTGTTCCTGAATTCGTTTATGACATCGTAAAGACTGCTTGGGAAAGAGAAGGAATCATGAACCTTGTCAGAAAGTCCTATCTGAAGGGCAATCTGAAGGTCGGTTTTGAAATCTCCGGCGATGGTGCTGTCATTCACACCGAAGGCGGAAACGCTATTTCACCAGAGAACCTTGTTCTCGGTGTAGTAAACCTTGTACCGCAGAGCATTAAGAAAGTCCTGCAGATCAGTGATGAAGTCTACGGATTAAGAGGCGAAGCCTTCTTGAGATATGTCTATGATGAACTCGCATACAGAATTGCGAAGAAAGCTGCCGACCAGATCGTTGCATTGATTGAAGCAGCTGGCACGGCTTCAACGGCTACCGCTGTTGGTGTTCCGGCTTTAACGGCTGCCACGATCGGACAGGGAACTATCGCTTCCGCTATGGCTCTGTTAAGCGATGAAGCTGCAAATCCTGTAGTCATGATGAACAAGGCAACTTGGGGTGCATTCAAGTCTGTTCAGTATGCGGGTAACTTCAATGCCGACATCTTTGAGGATCTGCCTGTTGTATTCAACAACACGATTAAGGCGTTCTCCGCTGCGTCTACAGGCGACACCTACGCTATCGTTGGTGACCTTGGTCACGGTGCATTAGCAAACTACCCAGAAGGCGATGGCATTGAATTCAAGTTCGATGACCTCACTCTGAAGAAACAGGATCTGATTGAAGTCATGGGCAGACAGTATGTCGCACTTGGCATCGTTGCACCAGATTCATTCGTCAAGATCAAGAAATAGTAAAAGGGGATAAATCATGAGGATTCTGATCGCAGTACCTTGTATGGATTCAGTTCCATCGCAATTCGCACAATCGTTGGCAACACTCAATAAAGTTGAAGAGTGTGCGGTGGCTTTCCAAATGGGAAGCCTTATCTACAATTCACGGAATTACTTGGCAACGGCTGCTGTGAAGATGGAAGCTGACTACATCCTGTGGTTGGATTCAGACATGGTTTTTCCTTCCGACACGCTTGAAAGGCTGTGGAAGGACAGGGATAAGGGCGATATCGTAACAGGTATTTATTACCGAAGGGTAGAGCCTTATAAACCTGTCCTCTACAGCAGACTGGACATCGATGGCAACGGATGTCAATGGGAGAACTGTGAGGACATCAAGAATGAAATATTTGAGGTGGAAGGATGTGGCTTCGGCTGTGTTCTCACACCTACAAATGTATTCATCGATGTTATGAACAGATTCGGCAATATGTTCTCACCAATCAACGGAGTAGGCGAAGACCTTTCGTTCTGTTGGAGAGCGAAGCAATGCGGATATAACATCGTTGCCGATCCTAGCATTCCGTTGGGTCATGTCGGTCATTATGTTGTAGACAAGAAATTTTATGATGCCTACAACTCAGCAAAGGGGAAAAAATGAAAGTAATCTTGAAGCATCCCGCAAGGGTGAACTGCTTATCAGGCGAAGTTGAAGTAACTCGACAGGAGTATGAAAGATTGCTCTTGTTGGGTGCTGTTGAACCTGAAATAAAAGCGGTTCAAGATGAATCCAAAGTAGTCAAAAGGAAAAGGAAGTAATAAGTATGCTGAACGATATTAAGCTGATTTTGGGCATTGCTCATGACTATTTCGATACACAGTTACAAATGTTCATCGATGCAGGAAAGAAAGATCTTGAAATGGCGGGTATCGTTCAGAGCAAGATCGTTGAAACCGATCCTCTCATCTATTCTGCTTTAGTAAGTTTCGTATTGAGCATGATGGACACTTATGAATATCGTGAATTGAGTGCGAATGCTTACGCATTACAGAAAGATCAGTTAAGGCATTACGTTGAGTATAGGACGGTGTAATCATGGAATATACCGATGTATTGTATCTGATCAAAACAACGATCGAACAGGATGATATCGGCAACGAGGTCAAAAAAGAGACTAGGAGATCGATTCCGGCTAAACCAAATGTAGTCGGAACAAGAGAGTTCTATAATGCAATGGCGGTGGGCATCAGACCCAATGCGGAACTTCAGATCCGAGCGTTGAATTATGACGGACAGGAAGAAGTCGAGTATAAAGGTGTGAGATATTCCGTCATCCGCACGATTCCAAAAGGCAAGTTGGACATGGTTCTGGTCATTGGACAGAAAACAGGTGTAAATGGCTAGTCATATCGGTGCTCCGTCAAACAGAAAGAACTATCATAGGCTGAAGGGTTCAGGAATCCGATCGACTCCTGATTCCTTCGGAAAAGATATGGAAAATCTGTTTCGATCGTATGCTGAAGAAACAGTCAATGCGATCGTAGACGAAACAAGAGACACAGCCGAGGTCGGTGTGGAGATGCTTAAAGGTTCTGTTTTCCCTGCAATGTCGAGCGGTGGCACAGCCAAACCGATGAGAAGAAGACAATGGAAGAAATACGCTCGGTCATGGGATATTTTGGAAGATGCCGGTCTGAACTACTATCATGTAGTGATCAGAAACAAAAGGCACTATCGTCTTACTCATTTGTTGGAAAAGGGTCACTTAACAAGAGATGGAAAGAGAACCAGGGCATTCGAACACATCAAGCCTGTCGAAGAACTGACAACATCAAGGCTTTTGAAGAATATACCGAAGATCATTGAGAAAGGTTGATTATGACAGAGAAAGAACTAAACATAATTCTGAAACAGATAGGAATTCCTGTCGCATATGACCATTTTGAACAGAATTCAGATGGCAAAGTGAAACCGCCTTTTATCGTTTATCGAAATGATGATCCATATACTTTGAAAGCCGAAAATGTAACATGGTTCAAAGGCAACAACTATATAGTCGAACTTGCTACGGATTACAAAGATGTAGAACTTGAAAATGCTCTTGAGAGCCTTTTTACTGAAAACGAAATGCCTTTTGACAAAGAAGAATTCTATATTGATGAAGAACGGATGTATCAGATTCGTTACTACTTAAATTGAAAGGACACAACATGGATAAAGTATTATTCGGATTCAAAAATGTTGTCTATTCCAAAATCACCGAAACGAATGGTGCAATCACTTACGGCACTCCCAAGAAATTCGCAGATGAAGGTGCTGGCGGTGTCTCCATTGCGTTATCTCCGAGGGGTGAATCCTTCGAAAAGTATGCGGATGATGTTTTATGGTTCGGTTCTGCCGTAAACCAAGGCTATGAAGGCGATCTTGTCATGACCAAGCTGACAGATGACTTCAAAAAGGACATCATGGGCTATACAGAAGACACCAATGGTGCGTTGATCGAGAAAGCAGACACAACATTTGCGAACTTTGCTTTAGGTTTTGAGATCCAGGGCAACGAGAACCCAACAAGAATGTGGTTCTACTACTGCACAGCTACAAGACCGAATATTGAAGCAAACACAAAAGAAGCATCGATGTCAACCAACGATAAGACATTGACGATCACAGCTTCACCAAGACCGACTGATGAAAAGGTTCAGGTCGCTCTGACGAAGACAACCGAGAACACAACAGCGTTCAACGGATTCTTCACAGAGGTCTACGAACAAGTATAGGGGATAGCCGAAAGGCTTCCCCTTTTCAATAAGGGGGTTTTTCAATGGCATCACAAAGAGTGCATGGCATAACAATAGATTTAGATGTTAATACAAGTGGTGTCGCACAGTCATTCTCTCAGATAAACAAATCGCTTAATTCGACCGCCAAAGAATTAAAGTACGTTGATAATTTGTTGAAGAACGATGCAAACAATACTGTTCTGATGGCTCAGAAGCAGAGTTTGCTTACTGATGCGATTGAAAAAACAAGCGAAAAATTAAGACAGTTAAATAAGGCGAAAGAAGAAGCCGACAAGATCACCAACAAAACCGAAGAGCAACAGAAAGACTATCGTGCTCTGGAGCGTGATATTGAAGCTACTACCAAAAAGCTAGAAGATTACAAAAAGCAACAGGAAGACACGGCACAGAAAACCGAAGACCTTGCTAATGCAAACAAAGAAGTAGGAGAGTCATTCAAGGAAGCATCTGATGGTGCTTTACAGTTTGGTGATGTTGTCAAAGCCAACGTAATCGCTGACTTTATTGTCGATGGCATCAAGGCGGTGGCGAATGCTGCAAAGGAGTTTGCCGGAGAACTGAACGAATGGGCAGAAGGTTACAGAGAACTTGAAGTCTATGAGAAACAGTTCGAATCAAACCTCAAGAACACCGCTGATGCGAGTGATGAAGAAATAGCTTCTCTTAAAGCGTTGGCAAAGCAGAAGGAAAGACAGGGTGTTATCTCATCCAAAGCTATAACTTCTGCTTACCAGGAATTAGCGACATATGTTGAGAGTTCCGAAGCGATCGAAGGTCTGACGGATTCTTTAGTCGATATGGCTGCACAACAGTACGGCATCGATGCGACAGAAGAATCGGTCAGAAACATTGCAACCACATTAGGCAAGGCTCTTGCTAATGGTGACTATTCCGGCTTGACTCGTTTAGGATATGGCTTTGACGAAGCACAGCAAAAAATCATGGAATACGGCACAGAAGCAGAAAGAGTTGCCGTTATCAATGATGTCATTTCTTCATCGATCGGTGGGATGAACGAAGCCTTGGCAAGCACAGATGCAGGGCAACTGTTCCAGGTCGCATCCTACTTCGATGATGTTAAGGAAGCTGTTGGCGAAGTAGTATCTGAATTAGAGATAGGTTTCATTCAGACCATAATGCCGACCTTACAGCCTTTTATAGATGATGTTTTGAAATGGGTGATCGACAATAAGGATAATTTCATTGCAACCGCACAGGGAGTCGCGGAATGGCTCACAAGCGATTCTATGAAGGCATTCTATTCAGATGTAGGTCAGATGGTGCAAGATATCGGTCAGATCATGACAGACTTGGGAACGATCCTAGATGATTCAGGCATCTTGCCTGGCTTATGGGAAGGTTTCATCGTAATCATCCAAGGTGTCAGAGATATTATTCACGAAATCGCAGAAGATATCGCAAAGATAAAAAGCGGTGGTCTTGGTTCGTGGATGATGGGCAACTATAATTCCTACACATGGGATTCAGGTGGCTTCGGAAGCGGTGGCTTTGCGAGCGGTGGAATGATGGCAGGGAATGTAACTGTGAATAACAGCTTCTCGATCAATACAAGTTCGCTTATTACCGAGTCTACTGTCAGATCCTGGGCAGACATCATCACCGAACAGGTCAATGAGAATTTAGGGAGAATGGTATGATAAGACAATTCACCTTATACAATTCAAATAATGAAACATGGTATCTCACAAATAAGGATATTAAATCCTTTTTGTGCGATCCGACAGGATTAGGTCTTCAAAGACAATTAAATGTCACAAGGTATGGGAACATTCAGAGGATCAACGGAGTCACAGAGAACTTCCCTGTGGCAAGCGGTGACTTGCTCTTTTATGATTCCGACAATGACGATCGGTATGAAAGATACAATCAATTCGTTAGGTTCATATCTCATGATCCGTTAACATTGGTTTATGTTGTTCCCGGTGTTAATAATTTCTTTTTGAACTGTGTAGTTTCTTCTATACAGAAAACCGAAACGAAACAGGATCATATATTAACCTGTCCTATTACATTCCAAGGCTTATCCCTATGGAAAGGCACAGAGCAAACGATCACAGGCACAACTAATACATATGAATTAAACAATCAAGGCGATTTCCCTTGCGGTTTTGAAATCACGATAGAGGGCAATTTAACTAACCCATACGTTCTTTTATCTCAGAATGAAGAATTATATGGCGAAGCCAAGTTCGACGATACAACGGCTTTTAATTCGCTCTATTTGAATTCTAATGATGGAGAACAGAACGTAATCTTACAGCAAGGCGGTTCAGTATTGCCGAACCCACTTTCGTATCAAGACTTGAGCATTTCAAACGGCTCGATCTATGTCACGTTCGTAAAGTTGGCAAGGGGCATTTCCGAACTTGAGATAGGGATGGAGAGCGGAAGTATTACAAGTGTTGAGATAAAGTATCAGCCGATATATAGGAGTGTGTAAATGTTACCAAGCGGATATACAGCGATGATGGCTGTTGATTGCAGCCAATATAGATACATTGACACAGGCATTTATACTAAACACACAATGTCCGTCCAAATCGGTTTCACAAACGCAAGAACAGGCGGATATATTTTCGGTGCAAGGAACACCAACTCAAACGGATCTGCAGGACAGTTAGGTCTATATATCGGAACAACAGGAACTGCCGATTATTTTTGTTGGGGAAGTGCAAGGGTTTCACAGACGATGCCAAGCATGTCCATGACACATTGGAACTTCTCATGCCAAAAATACGAAGGTTTTCTCTGTGCGGATGGCATATATGTATCAGAGTTAACCGGCAACAGTTCCACTACGTTCATAGGAACAAGGCCGATATATGTCGGTGCGTTTAATAACGCTGGCACCGCAACAGCAACAGGAAGCTCCGTATATGGTTTCAAGTTGTGGGATGGTGATGACCTCGTCATGGATTTAGCACCGGCTTATGAAGAATCAACAGGAACGGCAGGGATGTATGACCTTGTCAATAATCAGTTTTTTCCATCCGCAACAGCTAACGCATTCAACACAGGTGTTTTGATACAAAGCACATCAAATGTTGGCGGAAGAGCGTACTTCAAAACGCTTGAGTTTGGGCTTGTCGATAAAATCAGAGCAAGAACAAAATCTGAAGACAGTTATTCATATGTCACAGCGGTAGCAAAAGCTGAAAACGGATATGCGTTCTCAAGATGGGAAGAGAACGGAAATGTTCTGTCTTATGATGAGGAATACACGTTTGCTCCTACAGGTGCTACTACGCTGAACGCTGTCTTTATGAGAGCAACAGATCAGACACAGGATAATGATTATAAAGCAATCGTTCTGCCATATAACGAACAACTAGGAAGCGATTCAAGGCATAACGCAACATATTTAAATATTTTGGATTTCTCCATAAATGAGGATGCGATGCAGAAAGCTACATCCACATTGACATGCAAAGAGATTCCATCGAATTTAAGAATCAATGTTCCTATCATTCTTTTCAATCCGAAAAACAGGATCATTTATTATGGTGCGATCGAATCGATAAAAGGCAATGTTCTGACTTGCCGAGATCCTTTGTATCTGTACGATGATGACTACATTATCCGAACGGATATGTACAACGAACACTATAATGTGCTGAACTATATGGCTCGTATCACCAATACGGAAAACGAGAAAACAAGGGCTGTGAATCCGATCTGGCCATCAACAGATACTGTTACAGTTGATCCTAATGTTTTGCAGACAGAACCGATGCTTCCTATTACTGAAAACAAGATAGAGAATGCTGAAAAGCTGTTCTTCGATCTGTTTAATGACTATGGTGTTTTGATGGAATACTCATTCTACAAGTCAAAGTATCAGTCGAGCGAAACATGGAGATTAGGCATGAAGCCGATCACACCTAAACAGTACGGAAGGGTGTATATAGGCGATAATGTCGAGAATGTGCAGAATGTATCGGTCACAACCCAGGAAGCTGACACTACGATTCTTTTGATCTATAACGCTTCCGGGTCAGATTTGCGTGCCACTTTCGGCATGAAAAAGGATGGCACAATCGCTCAGACAGGAAGCAATAATAATGATTTCATCTTCAAGGATGTGTACAAGCAGAAAATCATCATGAGCGATGATAATCTCAGAACATTGGCAAAAGAAAATCTTGCTAATTCGTATTATCAGCACAAGATAGATTTTGACCTGGCTATAGATGGATTGATAACGATGGATGACATCAAGATAGGAAGAGATATTTCCTTCTATTATCAAGATAAGGTCTATGATTCAATCATTACGGCACGTTCGTATTCAAAGAACAGTAATGTCATGCATGTCACTCTTGGAGTGGTTCGCAATACTCTTACGGCAAAACTGAATTTGCGAAAGGTGAAGCAATGATCCCTGAATCCAAGTGGAAACAGTACGGCTTACCGAACATGGAAGTCAAAGGCATCGTAATTCATAACACAAACAACCAAAAGGCATCCGCAGCAGACTTGGAAAAATGGATGATCGAGAATGATACCTCACAAGGCACACATTTTATCGTAGACCATAACGAGGTTCGCCAAGTGATGCCTTTAGATTGGAGCGTAT